ACTCATAATCAACAAATCTCTCTGTCTTATGCCCGTTTATACAGGCAAATTCATACATTCTTCTCATTTAAGTCCTCAAATGCTCTTTCGCTGACTTGTTTCAAGTTTTTCAGCCAAATTAGTATTGAATACTCGCCTTTTCTGAATTGTAAACTTTTTTCGTCTGCAATTGTTGAGATATTATTTAAAGGCTCTATCATTTTGTCAACATCCTCCATCAAATCTATCCACCCTTGAGTGGACATCATGGAAAATCTCTCTTCGTAGTACTTTTGAAGTTCTGGATTCATTGTCTAGTCATCTGTTTTTCAACAATCTTAGCCTTGTTCTGAATATCCGCTTCTTTAAGCATTAATTCAGCAACTTTGACACGCTTATCAAACTCTCGTGAAGCCAAAGCGTCATCAGTAGGCAAGTTCTTGGTATTAGCCGCCATACTCTTTGCTTGCAACTCAATAGGCATCAATTGCGCTTCAGTCAATAACTTTTGCGCTTCAGCCTTATTCTGCTCTGCTTGTGTAGTTTGGACAGCAATCTGAGCTTGAGCCAGTTGCATAGCCAATTGTTGTTGCATTTGAGCTGCTTGTTGAGCCTGTGGATCAGCCGTAGCCATCTTGTCTAGCATCTCAATCAATTCAAATCTGTTTGACAGAGAAGAATTAGCCATGATGCCCTTCAAAATGATAGGCAAAACAGGTGTATTAGGGCCAAGAGTCTGCAAAAGTGCAATGAACTGTTGTTGCTCATGCTCTCTAGCAATGATACCTAGTGCTGCTGTAGGAATGAACTTCATGTCCACAGTAGGATAACGCTCTGGATCAAACTGCATATAGCGATAGGCGGCTTTGGTGATGAAGGGGATCATAAAATCCTCTTGGAAGTTCACCAAGGTACGCTTGTATTTCTTGATAATTGAGGCAGTAGCCATCGAAATACCGCCCTGACCAGCATCTCTTGAGACAGCAGTAACCATTCCCTGTGAGTCAAGAGTGCCTGTTGCCATCAAAAGCATACGCTCAAACTCTTTAGCAGTTGTCAGGTTAGAACCATCTGTATTTCCGAACTTGAACGGGAACAGAATCTCATTGGGATTGCCGTTTGTCAGGATAGCCTTGCCTGGCTTAACTTCAAACTTAGCACCCCTTGGGAGGCGAGTAGCATCCATAGCCATCATTGGGCTAGTTGTCAGGGCTAGTGAATCTAAGTGTGAACGAACTTGGGCATCAATAGCCTTTTGTGAGTTGTAAGCCTTCTCAACAGTACCACGACCCAACAAGCGATTAGGAACTGTATCGTCCTGATATGCAAGGATTGGGCGGTCTTTCATCATGTATGGGTTCTTTTCTGCCTTCAGAAGAACACCATCATTGGCGATAACGACAATAGCCTCGACCAGATCGGAATACTCATCCTGAATACTGTCTTCAGGGAATAGGTCTTCTACTTCGCCATTTTCTTCATTCTCTAGTTGCTCAAGATATTCTCTAGGAACTAAACCATAGTAGGTCAAAAGTTTAACTTTATCGTCTTCGTACTGGGAGACTTCTTGTGTAGGCTCTAAGTCGGTATCCATAGAGTCAGTGCCGACTTTTACCTTCCGGTAGATGCCTTCTTCTTGACCTTTAACGATCTTGTGGATAGAAACATACTTCTCGATAGCCACGCCCATACAGTCATCAATAGATGTTCCATTGGGGTCAAACAGGAAGTTACGGGGGTTAACAGGAACAATCTTGACTGCAATGCGGTCTTGTTCTACTACTCCGATAGCGGCTTGTCCCATTTGACCAGGTATTGCCTGAGTAGCGGGGACAAAGACTTTCTCTGTTTTGACAACAATCTCACCGATACCCGTACCATAGATTTCTGCCAACAACTCAATCTGGTCAATAGACTTGCGAATCTTATCGACTTTAAAGTCTTCCATGAGTTGTGCTTTGATAGCAGCAACATCTAGGGGGCTACCATTGACATCACGAATATCGTCTTGAATGTCAAAGAACTCACCCTGACCAAAGATGGCTTCCATGATCTCGGCATGGCGTGTCTCTACGGCTTGTTGGGTAGCGGGGGTAACGATACGGCTACGCTCGGACTCACGGGTCTTATCTTGGGCATCCCACTCACCATTGAAGATGCGCTCATACTCTAGCCAATCATCAAGGCAATTGACATCTCTCCAATCCCTCCATCTATCACAATGGTTGACAACAAAGTTAACTATCTCTTTGTCTGAGTCGCTAGGTTCTTGGAATTCCATTCTTATACCCCACTAATAATATCTACAGGTTGCCAATCCTCACTGTCATCTTCTTCCATGTAAGATGTAACAGCCAGTTGGTCAATGTAACTGAGGGAGTCAGGCAAGTCATCATGGACTCCTTGAGCAGGGAACAGGATTAACTGGTCTACAAACTCATCCCAATCTTCTTCCGAATTTAACACAATTCTGCCATGCTCGAACCTACCTTGTAAAGCCCAGATGATTCTGTCTGCTTTTTTTCTATTCCCGTGGGTCAAATCTATGATATGAGCAAAGGTGTTGTTCTTTCGCATTAAGTCCGAAAGATAGGGCAAAACAGCGTTCTTTAACGCCCCCCTCTCTATCCCCACACTTAAAGGGCGGTAGTCCCGAATGGCAATCAGTATCTTGGAGGCGGTTTCTCGGATGTCCCAACGCCCATGTTCAATCTTCTCAACAAACCACTTCCCATCGTCTGTAACCTTCACTATCGAGATAGCAGACTCGTCCAGACGTTTCTTAGAATTAGCGGCTTGTTTGGCAACTTCCTCGAATCCTGCAAGGTCAACAGCGATGTAATAGCTTCCATGTTCAGGCTTTACCCCGTATTTGATCCACTCTTCCTTGAAGATGTCAGAACCCGCATTGGTGAAAGAAGCCATAAACTCTTGCTTAAAAGCGAAAGAACTCAGGGTTTTCTTAGCGGAATCTATCTCTGCTTGGTCAATCAAGGGGTTATCAGCAGTAGTAAAGTGCCATGACTTCCAATCAGGATCATCCTCTGACTCACCCAACTTAAAGGTGTCGTAGAACCAATTTCTGCCTTTGGGAGTGCCAATAAAGAGTGCTCTCCCCCGTTTATCAGACAAACTGGCACGAATGACTTGCTCCCACGCCTCGGGTTTAATGTCGGCAACCTCATCGAGAACGGCATAGGTCAAGCTAACGCCACGAAGGGTATCAGGTCTATCCGCACCCCGAACGTATATCCTAGCCCCGTTTATCAGGGTAATGTCTAGGTTGTTTACATGACTACTCTGAATAACCTCTCTGCCAAGGTCTAGCAACAAGTCCCAAATAATCTGCCTTGACTGTCCCATAGTGGGACTAACGTAGAGAACCGCAGAGCCTTGTGGACACTTGAGTCCTTCAATCAGTAGGGTAACTGCCGCCATACGGGACTTACCGCACCTACGCCCAGCAGCCACAACCTTGAACCTCGTTTGGTCTTTGAAGACTTCTTGTTGCCAAGGAAGTAGAGAGAAGTTCAGATCAGCCATACTTAGCCTCTACATCTTCAGGTTGTTCAGTATTCTCAACAATAATCGGTTCTTGTCCCAAGCCAGTGATATTGATGGTTACAGCACTTCTCTGAGACTTATCCTTTTCAAACAAAGAAACAGGTAGAGTCCTATCAAGACACATCTTTAAAGCTACTAATTGATGGGGATGCTCATCATTAAGGGCTATCTCAATAACCTTCTGAGCCACATCCTTACCTCCAGACCTAATCATCAGCTCTTTAAGCTCCTTAAGACGTTGATGGTCTGTCTTAGGCAGTACAAGGGGTGGATTGTCAGCAAACCTCTGTATGGTCATCTTGACGCTTCCCTTGGGTCTTCCTCTTCCTCTTTTTTCCATTTTCTCCTCCTTGGAATGGACTTTCATTTTAGCTTTTTCTGAGGGTGGGGTGTACCACAAATATCTACCAACCCAACCTACCCCCTCCCCCCCCATACATCTCCTAGGGTTTACCCTCATGTCTTTTTATACAGTACTGGCTAAACATACAGCATAGGGTTTTCCCTAATGGTTATTTATACAGTGGTCTAAATGCGAATGATTCTCATTTACGTTTCATGCAAGTGAGAGTAG